CTGACTTGGATACATTGTCCCATACTTTCATGTTTGACATTACTTTGCCTCCTTTTGATTGCGAATATAGATCCGTACTGATCCACGTTTGTCTCGCTTTATTGATAGTTGATCGCAGAACACTTCTCTTTCGTTGTCTGCCATCATGTTTTTGAGATCTTTCTTGGCGTTCTCAAATGTACGATTGTGTTCGTAGCTGTTGATGTAAGTAACTACGCGATCCATAAACATATTGTCTGTTGATGCATCGCGCTTCACCATGTCATCGATGGGTATTGAATTGATTGATAGTGCGTCAGGAATATCAAAGCCAACAGGCTCGATGTTATCTACCACACACTTAGAAAACTCATTAATCATATCCATCATAGCTGAGATATAATTAGGATCTCGGTTTACTTTGCAGCATTCATACTTGTTGTTGCCAAAGATCGCTGACATATGCGCTGCGTCTGCATCTGCTAGATACATGTAGAATTGCAGCTGCGGCATGTAATACTCAAGCACCTTGTCCATGGTATAGAATGCATTGGTATGCTTTGCTTCTACGATGTTGCCGTTCCACATTGCATCGACTGTACCGCGCAGCGGGAGCACTCGGCCTGATGATATTTCAAACTCAGATTGATGGTTGGTCAGTACACAGTTGTTTTCTTTTTCAAACCAAGACAGATTGAAGTCTTCAGTGTGAATGCCAAGTTGCACTGCAAGTTTGGAGCTAAGATCTTCTGGTTCTTTGAGTCCAGTCTTCACTTCCCATAGCTCAAACCAGTCACCATTCATGATCTTTACGGCATCACTACCGCCTATAAATCCAGTACGTTTCATTGTTACCTCACTAGTTATCTACATTATGTTTACTGCATTCGTGCAGCTGGTGCAATATATTTTTGTAGATCATGATCAGTAATGTGACCGCCATCTATTAGTCGAGCGCGTGTTACCGATTCAGGATTTAAGATGTAATCTGGTATTGGTTCACCGTTTTTGATGCGCTTGACCATAATCGTATCGCTTCGATCCATGTTGTATGTTGGTGCAGTTACTTTGGGTACATCAATTGCTTTGTTGTATTCTTTGACTGCATCTTTAGTTGACTGGATAAAGATCTTAATCGTCGGCCAAGTGCGCGCTCCATGTAAGGCGCGCACATGTCCGTCGATCTTGTCGAGTACCATAGCAAAGTCAGAATCTTCATACTGAGATGGAATGTTTTTGTTCACATCCTGAACAATCAGCACCATCTCTTTCTTCAATGTCTCATTGTCCAAACCACTAGGCGGGGTATACCTACGAAATACTTCTTGCAGCCAACTCCCAACCTTGCGAGTGCGATCTTCGTAATTCATTTCTTTGCCTCCAATAAATACTTGTCAAATAATTCAATCTGAATTTCTGTGTCGTCTGGGGTAGACAGCCATTCACTATCGCCATTACTCATTTCGTTGACTAATTCCCACGCGCTATCCTCAGCAGTAGCTGATACGAAAGTTACATAGGTTTCTTTTCTTGTCACACGATACATCATTTCTTTGCCTCCAATAGATATTTGTCAAAATCTATTATGTCATTCAGTCGGTCAGTATTTGAGCGACCAGACACATCATCGATATCATCTTCCCAACGCTCACCGTTAAGCCATGTTGTTGGATAGGGAATGTATTTCTTCTCTTTGTACTCAACAGATTGAGCAAACTTAGAAGCAGCCTCAATTATTGTATTGGCATCTGTCTTCTTCAGTGCTCTTGCAAATGCTAGTCGAGCATGACCTTTAGCAATCTTGCGTGGGTAGGTCTGCCAGAACTCATCAAAAGTAGGTGTCTCACTGACACCCCAAGTAGTATTAGATATATTTAACTTAGTTACATTATTATTATCTTGGTGTGTCACACTGACACCCTCCTCTTTTAAACAGTTGAATTGATAGATCGTAGACACACCAGTGCGACCTGCGACCTTGGTTAAGTAACCGTGTTTGACACAGTAATTTACAGCACGAATGACTGAACTCTTACTAAGTCCAGACAAATCACACAGTCTTTGGATGGTTGGATAGGCTATACCGTGCGCATCTGTATGATCCGCAATGAGCAGCATGATTAACTTTGCATGACTGTTTGGTACTTGCCATTGTACTACCTCTCGTAGTAGTATCTCAGCATATAGCACGGCTTATGTACTCCTTGTTATATATTTTGCCTCACTACTTGCTCTGCCAGCTCCCATTGGCAGAGCTTTTTTATTTCATTCGCTCGATCATTTCCTTGAATAGTGACTCCGATAGTATCACGCAAACTTTATCCTGACCAGTTTTTCTTTTGAACAATGCCATGTCCCTACCTTCCAAGACCTTGAAAGCATTAGGAAAACTAGATGTTGTGCGATACTTTACTTCAACTACCAGATTTCGTCCGACCAATGAGGGGAGGTGGATGTCTCCTGAGTATTCTCCTCCGAGCGACCCTGAGAGCGGGACTTTCTTTGCTTCGATCCCTTGGTCTTCGAGCCACTTGACGAACCATCGTTCGTGGTAGCTTCCTTTCTGCTTATTCTTGTTTCCCATGATCCATCCTCATAGCAGTTCATGCACACCATGTGATAACGTGCAGGTTTCATCGATGCCATGATAGCAACAAAGTATTGTGTCTTGTCACCACATGAATCGCAAATTGTAGTGCCCGCATCAATCTTCGTACGAGCAGACTTTGATCTTAACGCCAAGTGCATCCAGCCAGCATGTCAACATGAAGCCAGATGGCACACGTTTATACTGTTCCCATTTATGAATTAGTGAAATGGTACAGCCTATTTCCAAAGCCAATCGTTCTTGTGAAAGACCAAGTTCATTCCTTCTTGCAACCAGAGCATCGATCAACTCAACGTATGAGTCAGTCACCTCTGTTGCTTTTGTGTAGTTTTGGAACTGCGGCATTGATTTTCTTTGGTTCAACCAGACCTGTCGGCCACCGTTTAGATAATCTATCCAATGTCTGATACACTTTCTTGGCAGTCTCGAAACTCATTTCAGTCTTGCCATGCAGTGTACGATAGTAAGTAGACGTTGGTATCTTTGCTAAGATAAAGACCTTATGCAAAGGCAGATCAACATAGCGATGCTTTTCTAGGATCTGATCCCAATAACTCTGTAACATGCCGCAGCATATGCACATGTGCAACTTTCATGTCAAGTCTTGTAGTAATACGTTATGCGCTTACCGATATCATTTACCTGTGTGTATTTCTCAATGTCGTAACCTTCTTGTTTGAGATCGTACACTCTGGCTGCCAGACGAAAGCAACCAAACCAATTTAGTGCATCAAGTGCTGTGATGTGTGTGCCTTGATCTAATATATTTCTAAGGCTTTCTGTTTGTTTATCCGTCATGCCGATCATCGCCTCCGTATAAATCTTGGTACTCTTCGTACATTGTTGGTTGACCATCATCATGGTCTAGCTCTTCGAACTCAAGTGCTTCGATTTCGCCACTGCCATGACAGTTCCAGCACTCGGCTTGATACTCTTCAAGACTTGGTGGTAGATCCCGATTGACCCATGGCTCAGGGCGTTCGTAAGTTAGAGTGCCATCGCCCAGGCATTCTGGGCAATGGATCAATTCAATAGTCGATCTCGTCATTGATGTTCTCCAAGTTAGCTTGATAGTTTGCCTCCCATGCTTTGGTTGCACGTTCGATAAACCGTTCGCGATTAAATCTAGGGTTCGTAGCATTAAGCATATCGGCAAGATCATGAATGTGAGTAGGCCAATGCATCATTGGTGCAATGTGATCTGCGATAAACACAAAGTCACGGCGTGTAAAACTAGGCGTCTTCATTGTTAGAGTCCTTCCGAATGGGAATTGAAATAATAACTTTTTCATCAAGCCAAGGTTTTGCTTTCTTACCAAGCTCTCTTTCAAGAGCTTTGCGTATAGTTTTTTCAATTTTGTCCATTATTAGTCTCCTTTGCAGCTAGGTTCCAAGCCATAGCTGCTGCTGTTGTTAGATGTGCTTTATCTTCATCATTATGCAGATGAATCCATGCCATCAGTTCGTCCCAATTTTTGGGCGTGTGAAACAATCCGATAGGTTTAATCATAACGATTTATCCTTGTCTTAGTTGTCATTAGGTTATCGATAGTATCGCTGAATAAAGTCAGGGAATATTCCTTGCCTTCTTTGTCGATTATTCTGAGTTTGCGAGTAACAAACGTATAGTTTTCACCATGGTAGTCTATTTCTTCCCAGACTGATTGTACTTCATGTAATCTTACGTCCATTGTTATGCCTCCAATGTTATTGTTACGTTTGAGTTGAGATAGTCGCAGATGATATCTTCGATGTCAGATCTATGATCCCAAACATTAAGTTCATTCTCTTCGATTGCTTTGATGCGGTTATCTACTTCTTCAGCAATGATTGAGCGGATAGCTGAGATTAGTTGGCTGTCAGAAAAGTTCATTCGTTTTCTCCATGATTGTAGGGTAGATCCGCAGCGCACAAGCCTACACGGAACAGTCAACCCCTTGATTACCGAGTGTGTAAAAAGGGCAGACGGTGCTGCCCCTTGCGGGGGTGGCTTACGCCACCTTTGCTTTGAGTGCTGCCATCCGATCATTGGATAGTTTGGCTGGGCGACGCTTCTTAGCCATCGGTTCCCACTGTGTGCCTGTCACTTGCTCATAGACGCTAAGGTCTGCTTCGTGACGCTCCGCTAACAACGTGAGTTCGACTTCCATGTTGTCGAGCAGTCGCGCGATCGCATCGGCGCGAATGTCTTTGCCCTCTTCGACGGCTGTCTCGTAGTCCGCCAACTTGTCAGCCATCTGCTTCTTCTTGTAGACCAGTGAGTTGTGCGAGGTGTAACATTCGTCTCTGGCAATGCCAGCAACGAATTGTTCGTTTGGTGCAACATCCTGTGTAGCTTGAAAATGATTTAGAACTGCAAGTTTTAGTTCAACGAGTGTAGGTACTTTCTTAGTCATAGCTCTAGGCTCCTTGTTACGTGCGAGGACCACCCTCGCAACGACGACTTCATGCACGGAGCCAAAGCCTGATCCCCAGATCAGGTTGCTATTCGCAAGTTGTTTCCCCACAAGGAAAAGGTCGAACTACACACTGCCAACAGCCACAATCACACAGCTATGAACAGCAAAAGGAAACTGCTTGCGAATGGTCTTTGGCCCGATGCAATGAACAAAGACGTGCGAGGTGGCCGCAGCTGTGACAAGGTGCCGACGAGCGTACTGACTGAGACAGTAAACCGAAGCGAGGCAGAACTGAAACTTGCAGTTCTCAATCACCTTTGTAGTGTGCTT